TCTGGACAACATGACGATTTAGTAAGTGCATTATTGTTAATCATACGCATGAGTGTTGTACTAGCAGATTGGGATCCTAGGGTGTTTGAAACTCTAAGTGTAAACACGGAATTTGGCGAAGAATGGGACGCACCATTGCCTATATTCATTTCCTCAGGCATAGGATAAATATAACATGGATGCTAATTTAGATAAAATTGCTTTGGATCTTTACGGCAAGATACAAACAAGGTTTTCCGATATAACTATCGGAGACGAAAATGCCAATGTGCTGAGTAAAAAGACGGACATTCCAAAAGCTAGATTCTTTGAATTTGAATACAAAGAAGATGGCGAAGATATTGGAACTGTGGCCATTACATTAGATGCAGATGACGGCATAGTGATTGAAGTTAGCGGCGATATTGTAGAAAAACAACACCCAGGCGCATTTAAATTTATTAGAAGTTTTAGAAAATTTGCTAAAAATAGGCTGTTAAATTATGATGTTCAGCGCATGGGTAAAAGCAATTTAGACAAAAGAGACTACCAGTTTCGAGCAAAAGTTAAGGATAATACAATTATGGAAAACAAGCTGTTTGGTACTGCTAGAATAAGCTACCAAGATTTAGGCGAAGCGCGATTAGTTATTAAACATAGTCAACCTGTTAACACAGAACTTGCCGCTGGCAGGACTATGCATATTGAAAGCATTTACGTTGAAAACGCCGCAGGCGAACGTTTCCGTTATCCTACAAAGCACATCAACGGTGCTCGCGCATTGGCAGAGCATATCAAACATGGCGGTCATCCGTATGATGGTATTGGTATGCATATCACTGGACTCAGTGAAGAACTTGCTAGCCTACGTAAATTTAAAAATTATGTTGGACGTCAAACACAACTCAGTGAAGCAATGGGCGAAGTTACCAGCAAGGTGATTGAGCGTATCGAATCAGTTAAAAAAGAAATCCATAATTTACAGCGTTCCGCATACTACGAACAATTTGCAGAATCTTTTGAAAGCCAGGATGAACAACTAATTCCTGAAGCGGTGATGGATGATTGGATTGACCGTTTGACCATACGCACATTTAACGAAGAATTAAAATCAGTGTTTCCATACATCTATAGGCTAGTTGATGGCACACAATTGCCAGTTAAAGAATTAACCGCAGACGATTTGTTAGCAGAAGATGACAAAGAAGATGTTGCTCCTTGGTACAAAGACAAAGCTGAACAAGATGCTGACAAGAAAAAATCTTCTTTCAAGAAACCACACAATCCTAATCGCACAGGCAAAGATGCCGCAAAGGCTCTTGCACAAAAAGGCATACCCAAGACAGAAGCATTGGATCCAGAAGCCGCATTTGAATCATTTATGAATGACATTGTGGAAGGCGACGATGAAGGACTTGGTCTTTTTGATAAGAATGAAAAAGTTAGAAACAACGCAATTCAAGAACTAAACAGGATATTCCAGTCACCGATGACTGGCGGTCCTGGCTCAAATATCAATGTGATAGATACATTATCCAAATACTTGCCTGAAGTAGATCCAACAACCGGTGAAGCATTATTTCCATTAGATGAGTTGAAAAAAGCTGACCCAGAATTAGATGTACGTGCTATTGTGCAAATGGAACTTGAAAGAATTTCTCAAGACAACGATGACATAGCACGTATTTTAAATTCCAATGCTATTGATTTTAGCGGCGACGATGAAGTTGGTGGAACAGATAGTGAGGCACCTGCTGCCGCACCAGTTGCTGCCGCACCAGAAGCACCAGCCGCTGCCGCACCTGCTCCTGAAGCTCCTGCTCCTGAAGCTCCTGCTCCTGAAGAAAATTTAGCAATTGCAGAAGGTATGGCATCATTGAAGGCAAAATTAATCAAAGCAGTGGAATGTGGCGCTGGCCCAGATACTGAATTGGATTTTGGCCACAAGAAAATGTCTTTGCTCAGCGCACTGCAAGAATGTGGTATTAATCCAGCAAGCGTTGGATTTAAATCGCAAGAAAGTGGTGTGCAAGAAATATTAAAGAGTATTAGTGGTTTTTGGAATAGAGATGCTACTGTTACCGAAAGTAATATCGAAGGCAACTTTACTATTGGGCCTACCAGAGTTATTACAAAAATTATCAGTAACTTTAAGAATGGCAACTATAAAAATGCAACCAAGGAAGATGTTAGCCGTGTGATTCACATGGTTAAGAAAATGGATCCTCCAAGTAGCGTTAATCAGCCCGGTGATGAGCTGGGCCACATCAAACACTTGTCTGGAATGGGTGGCACTATTGATGAAGCTTCAACTGAGTCAGCAGATGATTTTGCTAAACTGATGGCAGACTTTAAAGCAAAACATTCAGATGCTGACATTGACGAATTAGTAAAACAATACAAAGATCAAGAAGCTAATGATCCATCATCTGTTAACTACACTAATCAAATGGACAGATCCAGCAATGCAACACAGTCTGCAACTGCTCCAACTACAAATAACACATCCACAAGTACAAATAATCAAGCTGGGCATACTAGCAATCAAACAGGCACAATAGACGGCCAACCAGCTAGCCACGCAGATGCAATGGCCAAATTTAGAGACATTGCCAAAGGCATGAAATTAAAAATACCAGGCGCAAACGGACAAGATATGGATTTTGATTTTGGCGATCCTGACAAAATGGGTTCACAGATTCAAAGCCATGTGGGTAACTTGATGAAAGGCATGATGGACAAAGTTCCGCAAGGTCAACAAAAACTAGACATGCCAGGTTTTAGTGGTAGCATGGATCCACAAGCCATGATGAAAGGCATCATGGACAAAATGCCAAAAGGTGGCAACATGCCCGCCATGGAAAGCTCAGAGCTAACAGCAATGCTTAAAATTGCAGGACTAAGATAAGGACTTATTATGAAAAAGATTACAGAAAGCCAATTAAAAGACAAAGTAAACAGTTTGAGAGAATACTTGAAAGTTTACGAAAATCAACAAGTGGATGAGTGGAGTGTGTTATCTCCAAGCTCATGGTTTAACGGCCGTGACTATGGCGACAGCACCAGTCGTGATGATGTTCGCACACAAGATGCCGCCAAGAATTCCACTGGCGGTGCAAATATGGCGTTGGTACAAAATCGTGAATCACTTGCTCCGGGATCAGTTGCAAGCGAACAAGGCAAGGATGGCGTAACCTACGCAGTTGACGCAAAAGGTATGCGCACTTTCAAAATTGAAAATAACAAGTGGGTTGCAATGAATCCTCCAACACCAACTGAGCAACCGGAATTAATGGGCGCACCGGATCAAGCCGCAAGTGTTACTCCTGCCGCTCCTAGTACACAAGATTTAACAGCCGCTGCCAGTGCAAGCGGAGAAGCTGTGGGCAAGAGTCTACAACAATTTAAAGAACTATTGGCAAAAGCGGCGTTACCAGCGGCGCCATTACCGCCAGGGGAAAAGCGTACACAAGCCGAAATTGATCATGCTAAAAGTTTAGGTAGTTTTGCAGTCGAAAGTACCACGTACTTCTTAAACAAATTACGTTTAATTGAATCTCGTCAATTGAACGAAGCATTAACTCCTGAAGAAGAAAAACAATTAGATACGCTAGCTCAGTCATATGGAGATAGCGAAGATCCAGAAATTGCAGGCTTAATGAAACAATACAGCGATTATAAAAACTCTAAACTTAACGCTCAACCTGCACAAGCTGCCGCAGTAACTCCAGCGGCACCAGCAGTACGTCCTCCTGTGGCTGTAGATCCTCGTGATGGTCCAGTGGGACAAGCATTAGCTAAATTAGGTGTTAGCAAAAAAGATAGGCTTGATCAAGCATTTGTAGACAGCACATTAGGCGCTGGAAAGTACAAGGCAGGTACTGCAGAATCTAATATGGCTTTACAAGCACATTTTAAAAAGCAAGGTGGCGGCCAAGGTGCATCTGTTACGGCAGTAACGCCTCCAACAAAACCAACTGCTCCAGAACTAACACAAACGCAACAAAACTTGAAAAACTATGGCATGTACAAACCTGGTGACGAACTGCGTACACCAGATGAACTTAAATATGCCGCAGGGTTAGCAGATGCTACACCGAATCCAGATGCAGGATTGGAACCATCCGATCCACGTCATTCTGGCCATGCGGCATGGAAAGCCCAACAAGCACAAGCACAAGCACAAGCACAAGCACAAGCACAAGCACAAGCACAAGCACAAGCACAAGCACAAACTAATGCGGCAGACGGTGTAAACCAAGGCGCCCGCAATGGCGTGACCACCGTTAGTACTAGACGTCAACCTGCGGCCAATACAGCTACTAGACCTGCAAATTCGATAACACCAAGACGCCAAACACAAGCCGAATCAGTTGGTTACAACGAATTACAACGTATTGTGAGTTTGGTTAACCACAGATAACAATTGAGTAAAATGCTCACATTTAGAGCATAATTTCTCTTGCTTTACTAAATAAAAGTGCGTATACTTATGTATATGCACTTTTTGTTTTACAGGTGTAAAACAATATTAGGCAAACAAAGGCATATAAAAGGAGAAATTATTATGGCATCTTTGGCTGAAATTCGGGCAAAACTTAAGGCAGCTGAATCTCGCGGTTCAGACGGTAACAGAACAGGTGGGGACAATTCAATTTACCCATTCTGGAATCTAAAAGAAGGTGACGAAGCGGTTCTACGCTTCCTTCCAGACGGAAACACCGACAACACTTTTTTCTGGGTAGAACGTGCAATGATCAAATTGCCATTCGCCGGAATCAAAGGTGAATCAGAAAGCAAACCAACTATTGTTCAAGTACCATGCGTGGAAATGTATGGCGATACTTGTCCTATTCTTTCAGAAGTTCGTGCATGGTTCAAAGACCCTGCGTTGGAAGACATGGGTCGTAAGTATTGGAAGAAACGTAGTTATATTTTCCAAGGCTTTGTAGTAGAAGACGGCCTTGCTGAAAAAGAAACCCCAGCAAATCCAATCCGTAGATTCATCATCGGACCACAAATCTTCACATCAATTCGTTCAGCACTGGTTGATCCAGAGTTGGAAGATTTGCCAACTGACTTTGTGCATGGCTTGGACTATCGTATGAAGAAAGGTTCAAAAGGCGGATATGCTGACTACTCAACCAGTACTTGGAGTCGTCGTGAGCGTCCACTAAATGATGTGGAACAAGCGGCAATCAAAGAGCACAGTTTGTTTAATCTAAATGACTTCCTGCCTAAAAAGCCAACAGACGTTGAGCTCAAGGTCATGAAGGAAATGTTTGAAGCGTCAGTTGACGGCGAACCATATGATATGGAACGTTGGGGACAATACTTCAAACCAGCTGGTATGAGTCAGAATACCGGTGATCCAAACAAATCAACTCCAAAAGCTACTCCAGTAGTAGTTAATAACGATGCTGATGACGAAGGCGGGCCAGTGGTCAAATCAACTCCTGCTCCAAGCACCACAGCAAAAGCTGAAGCAACTGGTGCAGGCGATAGTCGTGCGCAAGATATCCTTGCAATGATTCGCAATCGTCAGAAGTAAAAGCAAACGGCTCGGGCCTCTACAACTTGGTTGTACGCCCGGGTTATCTTTTTTGGAGAAAAATAATGGCAACAGCTAAACAAGTGAATAAACTTGGAGACAAGTTAACAAAGGTAAATGAATCATTTACCATCAATATGTACGACAACGGCTTTATGGTAGAAGCTGGCGGTCGTAATAAGAAAGGCGATTATGTAAACGCCAAAATCATGTGTACTAATGTAGACGAAGTTGTAGGACTAGTCCGCGAAGCATGTGAAATGGATAAGGACGTTTAATATGGCAACTAAAGCGTTCGACCTAAGTAAATTTAGAAAGACCCTGACCAAGAGTATTGATGGTCTTGGCATTGGGTTTAATGACCCGACTGATTGGGTCAGCACAGGTAACTTTGCGCTGAACTATCTAATCTCAGGTGACTGGAACAAAGGTATTCCTTTGGGTAAGGTTACTGTGTTTGCTGGCGAATCTGGCGCTGGCAAGAGCTATATCTGTTCTGGAAACATTATTAAGAATGCACAAGAACAAGGTATCTATTGTATCTTAATCGATACAGAAAACGCACTGGACGAGCAATGGTTAAAAGACCTTGGCGTTGACACCAGTGAAGACAAGTTGCTTAAACTCAACATGGCCATGATTGATGATGTTGCTAAAACAATTCATGAATTCATGACAGATTACAAAGTAATGGAAAATCGTCCCAAGGTCATGTTTGTCATAGACTCGCTGGGTATGTTGCTGACCCCCACTGACATTAACCAGTTTCAAGCTGGTGATATGAAAGGCGATATGGGCCGTAAGCCAAAAGCATTAACTGCATTGGTTCGTAACTGTGTTAACATGTTTGGTAATCACAATGTTGGAATGGTATGTACTAATCACACATACGCAAGCCAAGATATGTTTGATCCAGATGACAAGATTTCGGGTGGTCAAGGTTTCGTTTATGCATCAAGCATTGTTGTTGCTATGAAGAAACTCAAACTTAAAGAAGATGAAGACGGCAACAAGATTACTGATGTCATGGGTATTCGTGCATCATGCAAGATTATGAAAACTCGTTATTCAAAGCCGTTTGAAACATTGCAAATTAAGATTCCGTATTCAACAGGTATGAATCCATACAGTGGTCTAGTAGATATGTTTGAAAAACAAGGACTGTTAAAACAGTCTGGCAACAGGCTTGCATGGATTGATCCAGAGACAGGCGAAGAATTCAAATTCTACCGAAAAGAATGGAAAGATGATAAATTAGATATGATAATGGCAAAATTCCATATCAAGTCTTTAACAACAACTACCATTCATGAGGAGATAGACGAGAATGTTGAATGAAACACAAATTGGTGATATCTGGTTAAACTTTGTTGAGTACCTTGACAAGAAACAACTTGAAAATGTAGCAGAGCGATATATTGACTTGCTTGCAGACTTTGGAGTCAGCGATAAAGTAATGAAAGGTGCAGTGGGCATTGACGATACACTGGACCAGGCCATTGGTTATTATCTCGACGACGAAGACGAAGACGACAGCAACTATAAAGACATGGAGTTTTAATGGGATGGTATACTAAGATAGCCAAGGATATTAGTCATATCCCCGATGCGGCTGAATACTTTAATACTGAATTGCTTTCGGCCAAGTCTGAAATTAAACTGGCTGGCAATTTAGAAAAGTCTTCAGCGGCACTGCCTGGTATTGTTGAACATAGATTTGGACAATTACAGGAAATTGAAGCTATCTTGGAATACCTGAACATTGAATTACGCCGGTTAAAAAGCAGTCATTTCCGCAAATATCTTGAAAATTATCAAAGAGCATTAAGCTCTAGAGATTGTGAAAAGTTTGTAGAAGGTGAAGCTGACGTGGTAGACTTTGAAAAAATTATAAATGAATTTGCACTGCTACGCAACAAATGGTTAGGCATTACCAAGGGTCTTGATCAAAAGCAATGGCAAATTACCAACATTGTAAAATTACGTATAGCAGGTATGGAAGACGCAAGTCTTTAATCAATTCCACCAAAAGGTGACCAATAGGCCTTAAATAATATTGAGGCCTATTTTTTTGTCTATTTTCTTTGACAAACAACAAAAGTGTGTTATAATAATTCATATGATAACTATAGACGAAATACTATTAAATATTGTAAATCAAACTAATCCTACAATAGAAGATTTGATGCCGGCTAGAGATAGCCGAGTGTTACGTAGTCTTGCAACGTCAGTTAATTCACATTATTTCATAACTGAAAATCAATCCAACTTGATTTTAAAACTGTTCAAAGAACATAAAAATTCTTTAGTAAAAGTAGTTGATAACATATCCGAACTAATTGTAGACCCAAGTTGGTCAAAATCTTTTAGACAGATTGAAGAGTATAAAAAATTACAGTTGTCTAAAAACGAAGACAGCGAACCAATTTTAAGTATCTATTTTTCGTATTCTTCTAACATACGAAAAATATTACAGACTAATTCAAATAAGATAGAAGGACTTGTACAAACACATCCTGCTAAAGGTTATACTGCAACCTTGACTGAACACAACATTGTATTTCTTGTAGAGCTACTGACACCTTTGCAATTTGAAATAGATGAAGATATTATTAATCATTTTACAGTAATTAAAAGTTGGGACAAAAAAGAAATTGAAGATAGATTTTTAATTACAAATATTGAAAATCAAAATTTTCATAAAAGTATCACTAGTGACCTTGGAGTTGAAACAACTTTAAATAATGTTATTATCAAAGATAGAAGTTTTAGATATCAATACACTTTTAACAACACAGAAGAACAACCAGTTTCACTAGCTGGTGATATTGCATACAGAGAAACATCTAGAATATGGGTTGACAGTGCAGTTTACAGTTTAAAACAACTGATAGCTTCGTTAATTGAATTACAACGTACTCCGGTGCTAATGGTGTTTCCAAACTGGGATTCTGATACTGTGTATAAAAATATGGTCATACTAGATTCTGCACTAAAGGAAAACAATGTCAACTCAAACGTTGGTATGTATTTTAGAATGGATAATCAAGGACTGGGCAAGGATTTTAATCAGCTCATAGCCACTAACAAATACAATGCTCAATTAAACAATGACACAGCCATTGTGGGTATTCAAGCTGGAAAAATTCCTAAATTTCTTTTAAAAAGTAAATGGACTCCAATGAGTGTAATTGTGTTGGACACTATACGAAATAACAAATCTATGGTGTATGCCAACTGTTGCGACTTAGTTATATCATATTCCAATACAAAACCAGTGTTGGACCCAAAGGCAAACTATGTCAATTAAATTAATAATCAAAGACGAAGTTAATATTAAATTAGAAGGCTTACCGCTTGATGCTCGTAAGAAGCTAGCCAACTCTTTTAAATATGAAATTCCATACGCACGATACCATCCAGCATTTAAGTTGGGCAGATGGGACGGCATGGTTAGTTTGTTTGGACTTGGCGGCAACGGCTACCTTAGCCAATTAGAAGCAATATTTGGAATTCTAAACAAGCTAGGCATAAGTGTAGATGATGTAGAAGATTTACGCACAACAAGTGCAATTTCATTTGAACCAGTAACAGAAACATACTGGTCGGACCAAGGCAAAGTATGGCCCAAAGGTCATCAGCAGGCCGGCCAACCTATCATGTTACGTGATTATCAAGTTGATGCTGTCAATACGTTTTTAACCAATACACAATCACTTCAGGAGATTGCCACAGGTGCTGGCAAGACTATTACCACTGCAACACTGAGTCAATTGGCAGAAAAATACGGACGTACAATTACTATTGTTCCTAACAAAAGTCTAGTGGAACAGACAGAAGAAGATTTTATTGCAGTTGGTTTAGATGTGGGTGTTTACTACGGCGACCGTAAAGATCTTAACAAAACACACACTATATGCACTTGGCAAAGTCTCAACATACTAGACAAGAAAAGCAAAAATCATGAAGATGATATAGTAACACTTGCAGAATTCCTCGACGGTGTTAAGACTGTGATTGTTGATGAAGTACACATGGCCAAGGCCGAAGTATTAAAGAATTTACTCACACAAAACTTATGTAATGCACCAATACGCTGGGGACTAACCGGAACAGTCCCAAAAGAAAAATTTGAATATGAACAAATTTTTGCCAGTCTTGGCCCCGTGGTTGGCGGAATTAAAGCTCACGAACTTCAAGATATTGGTGTACTAAGTACATGTCACGTAAACATAGTACAGCTAATTGACTTACCTGAATTCAAAGCATACAGCGATGAATTAAAATATCTTGTTACCGACGACGACCGAATGATTTATGTCAGCAAACTAATTAAAAAAATATCACAATCAGGCAACACACTAGTTCTAGTTAATAGAATCGACTCAGGCAAATTTATTATTAATGAAATTGAAGACGCAGTTTTTGTCTCAGGCGAGGTAAAAACCAAAGATAGAAAAGAAGAATATGACGAAATTAAAACAAGCACTAATAAGATTATTGTGGCGACTTACGGTGTGGCCGCTGTGGGTATTAATATTCCTAGGATATTTAATTTGGTTCTTCTGGAGTCCGGAAAGAGCTTTACACGGGTTATACAATCAATTGGGCGAGGCATTAGAAAAGCCGAAGACAAGGACTTTGTACAAATCTGGGACGTCACTTCCACTTGCAAATATGCCAAGAGACATCTTACAGAAAGAAAGAAATTTTACAAGGATGCCAAGTATCCGTTCACTATTGAAAAGATAGATTGGCAAAAATAAGGAATTATGCAAATATTAACATTAGAAAATAAAACATTTTCACTAAACAACTTACCAGATGAAGTGGATGAAAACACAAGATTTGCTGTGTTAGATAACAGCGATCCAAAAGAACCTGATTTCTTTTTTATGCCATTAATTTTTCTCGAGTCATTCAATGCACCAGCAATGGTTTTACGAATTGGTGAAGATGAAATAGCAATGCCATTGGATTGGAGCATAGCAGTGGGCGACAGCAGTGCCGCAACTGATATTGAAATTTTACCGTTAACCAGTTTAAACGACAGAGGGTTTGAAGCATTAATTTTCAATCCACTTAGTAGTTTCAGAGTAGAGTTTAAGAAAATTGAAATTGTAAATTTTTACAATGATGTTAAATGGTACTTTCCAAAGATGAAAAACGGACAACTGTTAGCAACTCCTACACGTTTTGGAGACAAACCAGATTGTGCTTATTTTGTTAAAGAAATTTCAAGGCAAAGCGAAATCATTCAATTGGATAGAATATTATGACATTAAAAATAGCATACTTTGCACCCACTGTTGTGGTAGCAGGTCCAGTAAGCCCTGTGGAATTCAGTAAAATTTTTAACCTTGCCGAACTGCTACATTCACATCCCGAACTGAATGATGCTAACAACGTTGGGTTAAGCATTAGGGGCGGACAACAGATACAAGTATACCCTAACAGTTTAAATATTGATGTGCAGTGGTTGGTTAGTTGGCTTGAGGAAGCATGTCAAGGTTATATGGATCTAATTACAACACAATCTGGAGTTGACGATTTGAAATATTGCCAACCCAAAGTTACCAGTATATGGACCATTAGACAAACAGCCGGCGACTATCAAGAAATGCACACACATCCTGCTGGAAATTTAAGTGGTAATATATACATCAGTGCTCCGGATTACAGCGAGAATCAATTGCCAAGCGACGGTCAAATTTTATTTAGACTACCTGTAAACAAAGACTTGACTAAATTTATAATGAATGACACTTGGAAATATGCTCCAGAGCCTGGCACATTTATATTGTTTCCCAGCCAGCTTCCGCATACTGTGTACCCGTGGACTGGTTCGGGACATAGAACCGTGATGGCATTTGATTCTATACTAGTGCCTCGAGAGGATATGCCAGATGGGCAATCTTAAACCCGGTGCTACTTATATATACGAGCGAGATAAAGGCACTGTGTATGCTAGAGAAATTGGCGCTGATCCCAGTACAAGAAAAGAAATAGGTTGGGATTACGATCCTCGAACAGATGATGGCAGACCGTTACATGATCACATAATGGACAGTAAAATGTGGGGAGAAATTCGGCGAGAAGCAAAAACCAATATCACTTTACAAAAGGCATTGGATCGTGTTATAATGATATATAAACTCAGTAAAGATAAAGTATGAGCGAAAAGATCGAACTTAAAGAAAAACTTGCGGCAGTTGACATGAACTTTCGAACCTTGTGGGACGAGATGGATGCTGAGCAACAAAAGGCGTTAAAGGGCGAATACTTCATACTCAATCGATATATCAGCAATGTGCAAAGTTCTAAAAGAGAAGTCCAAGAACATTTTGTGCTAACTGTTAACGAATATTTTAATAAGAATTGGAACATACTACAAAAACATCCTAAATTGTTATGGCTATTGCTGTGTATGTGTAGCTATGATAAAAATACAGTGTTCTTTCATCAATGGCTTGGGAATAAAAAGAAAGAAGGCAGTAATAAGAAGTCTAGATTTTTAGAAGAACTTTATCCCAATAAAAAATTAGATGAGATTGAATTAATTGCAAAATTATCTACTGATAAAGATATAAAAGAATTAGCAAGACGGCACGGATACGACGAAGCAACTATTGCCAAAAAAATTAAATGATGACGGATGCCGAAACTAAATCATATATTTGCCAATTTTGTAAATCAGGATTTACAAAAGAAAAAACATTGGCTGTGCATCTATGTGAGCAGAAGCGTAGGTCCATTGCTAAAACAGAAAAACATGTGATACTAGGCTATGACACATACAACAGATTTTATAGAAAAACGCAAAATAGTCGGCAAGATAAAACTTATGAGGATTTTGCTAGGAGTCCTTATTACAATGCTTTTGTCAAGTTTGGCAGTTTTGTCAGTAATGTTAATCCTTTGTACCCGGACCGATTTATTGACTACGTGGTTACCAGCGGAGTTAAGCTCGACCATTGGTGTAGGGACGAATTGTACGACAAGTATGTTATCAATTTGGTCAGGACAGAAACCGTAGAAACTGCACTACAGCGCACAATTAATCACATGATGTCATGGGCAGATGATAACACAGCACAATGGAATCATTATTTTCTTTATGTTAGTTTAAGTCGTGCCACATATGACATTAAGGATGGAAAAGTAAGTCCGTGGTTAATTTTGAACAGTGCAAGTGGTAAAGCCATGATAAAGAAATTTACAGACGACCAGTTAAGTGCGGTAACTGCAATCATGGATATTCCATTCTGGTTAAACCGGTTTAAACGACTGCCAGCAGATACTGAACTGGTTCGACAAGTGGTCAAGGAATCAAATATATAATGCCAGATATTGATATTGACTTTGCAGACAGAACAAAAGCCCTAGTGTTATTTGATCATGTTGTTGCGGCTATTGAAGATAATGGCACTTATAAAAAGCACAATACAGGCGTATATTGTACTAGTATTCCGTACAATCCGCTAACTGGACTAAGTACAATAGACTACAAGCAAGCAGAAGACAGGGGTTATTTTAAAATAGATTTCTTAAATGTGGGAGTCTACGAAGGTGTTAAAAACAAAGAGCACTTGAAAAAATTACTGGAGACAGAACCATTATGGGATCTACTATTGGAAGACGAGTTTACCCAGAACCTATTCCATGTGAATGGGCATGGGTCTATTCTGAGACAAAGCAAGCCAAAGTCTATAGAAGAGTTGGCAGCAGTGTTGGCAATGATTCGTCCTGCGAAACGTTATCTGATTGGCAAAGATTGGACTACGGTGATGACGGAGATTTGGAAGAAGCCCGAGAATGACGAGTACTACTTTAAGAAAGCTCATGCTGTGGCATATGCGGCGGCCATTGTGGTACAGATGAATTTAATTTGTGAAGGGCTTATTGCGTGAAAAAACTAGCAATATATGGAGATAGCTATGCAGAGTGTGACGCTCCTCACGGGTGGAGTTATTTGTTACAACAAACCGATCCTGCCGGCATTGATATTTTTGCCGAGGGAGGAAGCGGTATAGATTGGAGTTTTAATAATTTTTTAAATACACATGCTAACTATGAAAAAATAATTTTTGTAGTAACTACCCATGGTCGAATTCATTACCCAATCGAATGTACAAATAAAACAACCGGCACAGTTACCACATTTGAGCACTGGCCCGGTATTAGTACAATTGAGTGGGTTATAAAAAATTACACAAGCAAAAATAATCTGTTAGAAGATTTATTTAAATTTTATATAGAGTTTTTCCACCATCAATTTGCCTATGTAAAAAATACAAATAAGGCTATTATTTGTTATATTAAAGCTAAAAGGCCTGATGCTGTAATTATACCAGCATTTCGACAAGCAAGTATTGGTGAGATGCCGGATTTGGAATTAGATTTAGAATACAGTGAGTGGTCGTTATATGATATCAGCTCACAAGAAATTAAGCAATTTGCAACTGAACATACATGGGATAATTTTGAAGATCCTAGATGCAATCATTTAACATGTGAATCAAACAAGTGGGTTTTAAAACATGTAGAGGCAAGACTTAACGGACAATTTGTTAATTGGGACGAGACCCAAACGCCAACTTTTCCTGATTTTAAGAGTTTAAAATCAGACGGTCATCGAACTTTACGGACCAACTGAACGCTCTTGCGTTTAACACGCTTCACAGTTAAATTCATTAAGTTAACGCAAGGGCCCAATAATAATCGAGTATCTTTGCTGTTAAATGTCTTGATTGCATATTGGAACGGATGTATCTGTTCTCTGCAGAATATGTTGATAGGAAACTGGCGGTTTGATTCCCACCACCATGCTTCGCCAATAATTAAAAACTGAGACTTTTCTTCCGGTGTGCGAATAGCATTTAAATCATAGAAGCTTGTGACAAACTGATCTTGATTTATAATGATGCCCACATATTCGTTTTCACCGTAGTTTAACACGCTGATAAAAGGTAGGTTTTGTTCTATATTGTCTCTTAGTTTTGCCATAAATAGTATATAAAGGTCCGTCCAAATGCAAAAAATTTCAAGTTATTTATACTCTAATAGAGTCATACTATTAGCCGATTTGGCAGGATTTACTGTGGAGTATACAAACGTGTATCAGAGAAACTTAAAAATTTACAACGGCATAGATAACACTATCGAATTTGATATTAAAAATGCTGACCAGAAAAGAATTGATTTAACAACGTTACCTCAAATAGAATTGAATGTGATGGATGTGCGAGGCAAGGCGTTGGAAAATAGTCCGTACACAGTTACTCCAACAGCATTAAAGGGCATTGCTACAGTTACTATACCACAAGATGACTTAGATGAATTATCAAATCAATATTTAAAATATAGTGTCACTGCTGTAAACACTGCCGGAGCAGATGTATTGTTATATGCTGATACAAAATTTGGAGCAGTGGGCACTATTGAACTAGTGGGTGACGCATTACCCACGTTTAGAGACGATAGAGTATACGAACATTTTACACAAGAAATTGATCTCAACGGCAATGTCACTAATCATACACCTGCAATTGCTACAAAATTTTACGAAGCCGAGCCCACTAAAACATTTGATTTTGATATCGATGTTACTGGCTTTATAGGAACCATTTATTTAGAAGGAACCGAAAACAGTACAATTTCCGTTAATTCCTATCTAGATGCAACACCCATTCGAACAATAACTACAACTGTAGCCACTACAACTACTATCAATTTTAACGATGTTGATGTAGGAAATTATAATTATTTTAGAGTAACTTGGAAAAACGGAAATTATAATTCGGCGTTCGGAACTGTTGACAAAATAACAGTAGTCTAGTATAATAGGCTATATGGGCCTAATCTCGGATACACTATTAACACACCTGCCAGGTAAAAGAAAACAAACTCCAAGTGGTTGGATAAGTTTTAATGCCCCATGTTGTGACGATAAACGGCAACGCGGCGGCTTTATTGTTAATGGTGGCGATGCAATAAGCTATCATTGTTTTAATTGTCAATTTAAGGCAAGCTGGCAACCCGGTAGAACAATAAGTCAAAAAATGAACAAGCTGATGCGTCTGCTCAACATGGGCGACGACACCATTAGCCAACTTAGACTAGAAGCATTGCGTCTTAATGACAATTCAACAACTGTTATACAAAGTGTTATTCCTAAATTTGAACCCAGGGCATTGCCTTTGGATAGCGAACCTGTGTCAAGTTTAGACCATATCCCTAAAAAACTTATTCCCGTACTTGAATATCTGTCAAGCAGAAGTTTATACCTTGAAGATTATCCATTTTACTGGACACCAAAAATAGGGTTTAGCAACAGAGTAATCATACCGTTCCTCAAAGACAATGTCATTGTAGGCTACACAGCTCGGGCTATAGGCGACGTTAAACCCAAGTACATCAGTGAGCAACAGCCGGGATATGTGTTTAATTTAGATAGGCAAGCAAACAATCGCAACTTCGTAATTGTATGTGAAGGACCTTTTGATGCGATAAGTATTGATGGATGTGCTTTACTAGGTGCTGAAATTAAAGACAGTCAAAATTGGTTGTTAAAGCAATTAGGTAAAGAGATTATTCTAGTGCCAGATAGAGATCACGAAGGTCCAAAGACAATAGAGCAAGCATTAGAATTTGGCTGGAGTGTGAGTATGCCCAACTGGCCTGCAGGTGTTAAAGATGTAAACGATGCTGTTGTTAAATTGGGTAGATTAGCTACATTGTGGCTAATCACTAATGCAAAAGAATCAAACAGTCTCAAAATACAATTGAGAGCAAAGAAATGGTTTAAGGAGATAGAATGAATAAAATAATTGCTTTTTTATTAAGTCCTTGGTACAAGTATCAAGAACGCAAGCGTTTTAAAAAACGTCTTGAAGAATTACGTAAACGCGATCCATTTATCTACAAATGATTGCCTGGGGAATAAATGCACTCAATCACGGGCATAGCATTGCTGTGTTTAATGACGGACGATTAGTTAATAACTATAGTGGTACCAGTGATCAATTAGAAAGTGTAACTACCGTTCAAGCACTTAACTACGGAAGTCCTTTTAGATTATTTTGGTATGAGCGGCCATGGATTAAAAAGGCAAGACAGTTATATGCTGGACAATATCGTACCGCATTTGATTTATCAGTACTGCCAAAAAAAAATACACGACAATTTCATTACGCACCGATTACCTATACTCCACATCATGCAAGTCATGCGGCCGCTGGATATTATACCAGCCCTTTTAATCATTGTGCCATTGTGGTACTGGATGCTATAGGCGAGTTTGAATGTGCTACTATTTGGGAAGGCAAGCATGGCGAAATGCGTAAAGTATGGAGAAGAAGTTATCCACATAGCTTAGGTTTATTCTATTCAGCATTTACAAAGTTAATTGGACTTACTCCAATTAAAGACGAACACTTATTACAAAAGATGGCAGAGCAAGGCGACAAATGGCGGTATTTTAAAGAAGTTAACAAGTATATCAGCAATACACTTAATTTAAACTACAACCTACATCGAGGTGTGCTAAATTGGCCCTACTCTATTGAAACATTACAGGATCAATGCGATATTGCTGCCGCAGTACAGGATGCATTTGAAGGACAGGTTGGAATGATTATGCTTGAAGCTAGAAAATTAATCAACACTGATTGTCTTGTGTATATGGGTGGGTGTGCTATGAATTCAGCCGCTAATAAAAAGTTTGTGGAACCTGCATTCAAATATCGGTGGTCATTACCAAACCCTGGTGACCCAAGCAGTAGTATCGGAGCAGTGTTGTATCACACTAAACAAAGAGAGTGGAAATATCAATGGGATCCTGTCAAACACATTGAGATTAAAATATAAAGAGTATATAATACAGTATGAGTGAAAAACAAGATAAAGCAAGACAAAACGTAGACTACGGCTACGAGATACAAAAAGTCTATTTGGAAATGATGTTGGCAGATGCTGGTACATTTGTACGATGCCAGAGCATTTTTGACAGCAGATTATTTGACCGTAAACTACAAGAACCGGCGGAGTTCTTAACCAAATACGTAAGTGAAAATAATGTGTTGCCCACAACTGACATTCTAAATGCGGCAACAGGATCAAACTTAAAGGCCGCTACAGACCTGCGTGAAGAACACTTTGAATGGTTGATGAATGACTTTGAAACATTTACCCGCCACAAAGGTCTTGAACGTGCTATTTTGGAATCAGCTGACTTGTTGGAGAAAGGCGAGTATGGTCCAGTAGAAGAAAAGATCAAACAAGCAGTACAGATTGGCTTGCAACGTGACATGGGCACGGATTATTTTGAAGATCCCCGTGCTAGACTAATGCGTATCAAGGACAAGAATGGACAGATTTCAACTGGTTGGAAAAGTGTTGATGACAAACTGTACGGCGGTTTTAATCGCGGCGAGCTTAATATTTGGGCTGGAGGCTCGGGTGCTGGCAAAAGTTTGTTCCTGGCAAACCTTGGAGTAAACTATGCGTTGGCAGGATTTAATGTAATCTACTTAACATTGGAACTCAGTGAGGAGTTGGTTAGTCTACGTGTGGATGCTATGATAACTGGTTTTCCGACCAGAGAGATTTTCAAGAACATTGATGACGTTGAAATGAAAGTCAAAATGATTGGCAAGAAAAGTGGACAGTTTCAAGTCAAATACATGCCCAGCGGCAAGACTGCAAACGATATCCGTGCTTACTTGAAAGAGTATGAAATCAAAATGGGTCGTAAAGTTGATGTGCTGTTAGTTGACTATATGGACTTGCTTATGCCCTTGAGTAAGAAGATTTCAGCAGAAAACTTGTTTGTGAAAGACAAATACGTGTCAGAAGAACTGCGCAATTTGGCCGTGGAAAAGAACTGTGTGTTTGTTACTGCGGCACAGTTGAATCGTGGCGCTGTAGAAGAAATTGAATTTGACCACAGTCACATTAGTGGCGGGTTGAGTAAAATTCAAACAGCGGACAATGTGTTTGGTATTTTTACCAGCAGGGCCATGCGTGAACGTGGACGCTATCAAATACAACTAATGAAAACACGGTCCAGCAGTGGCGTTGGACAAAAGATTGATCTTGAGTTTAACATTGATACACTACGTATTACAGATTGCGAACAAGAAGATAGTTATGGTAGCGGACAGGCCAGTGCTGGCAGTCATTTGCTCAACAGTATTAAACAACGGCAAACTGCACAGGGCACTGAAGATGCTGGCAGCGCAACAGCTGGTTGGGAACGGGGCAGTCCCAAAGAAGGATTTGATTTAGCCAAGCCAAAGATCAAAGCAGAAGTTGCCAGTAGCAAACTTAGAGAACTATTAAACAATTTACCCACAGATGAACTATAATGCAAGAAATTTTATTATTTCCCACAGTCATACATGAATATGATCTAAGTGCTCATCCGGACTTGCCTGTATTGCGTAGTCTGGCAGATCAAGCAAACTTTGAAAAGATTCGATTAATTTCAGGTAGTACATATCTAAATTCTAAAAATGACGGTATCCTAAATAATCCCAAGTTAAAAAACTTAAGACGGTTGCTTGATGACGCTATTACAAAGTGGGCTGACACAGTGGGATGTAGACCTATATACATCGATCATAGTTGGCTCAATCGTTATAAACGTGGTGATCGTGTTGACCGGCATAGACATGAAATGAGCATAGTCAGTGCGACATTGTTTGTTCATGCTGATCCTGGCAGTTGTGACCTAACATTTCACAGTCCACTTGAACCGTTGCGTATGTTTGAAATCAGTACTGGCCATACATTTTACAATGAAAACTATCATAACTTTGAGGCTTATACTGGACGCTTGATCCTATTCCCCAGTTGGTTGCCACACGACACTTTACCCAATAACAGCGATCTGCGCATTACTCTAAGTTTCAACACAACTTATCAACCGTAATCTACTTGTAATAGTGTTTTACTTAGTAATTAATAAATACGCATATAAAGATACACACTAGGAAATTCATCATGGAATTGCATCACATTAGAGACATCGCTGATCCTTTGACACGAGTAATCAAAGACGATCCTGTTCGTCCGCACATTCCACTCGAGCAACGCATCAACGAAGCCGCAGAAATCTTGCTACTCAAAGCAGGAGAAGAAATTCTTGCGGCCACTTGCTTACAATGGCTAACTGAAATTCCCAAGAACGAAGAAGACCTAAAGACAGTTAGTACAAGCAAGAATGTAGCTGTATTCTATACCATTTGGAGTTACAGTCCCGGAGCAGGTGCGGCATTAATTCGTCAGGCAGCTGATTGGATTCTAAAGGAACACAGTGAAGTCAATGATATTGTTACACTGAGTCCACAAACTGAAATGGCCCGACGCTTTCACACAAAGAACGGCGCCGCAGTACATCAAACCAACGAGACTTCAGTGAACTATCGTTACTACCACAAGGACTAACTGTCCGGGGCAGTTTGCCATTTAACTGCGACATTGCCCGCAAGTACAATACGTTCAAACTTTTCAACTGGTTGGTATTCTGGAACATAGTGTGCTAACCATCCAGGAAAAATAACCAACTGCCCGGTAATGGGCTTGATGCTGTGTTCAATGCCGGGAAATACTAATGGGGCAGTATTGGTATCTTCGGACAGTGCATAATAGACAAAACTCAAACAGCCCATACTGACTGGCGAGCCAAGGTGTTGATGCAGATGAGTATAATCACCTGATTTATAAATTGCACCCCACATGTCAGCTATCATATAGCTGTATCCACGCTGTTCAGAATCAAAATCTCTGCGACCATCTATTTGTTTATTTAAACTTGTGCCAATAGCACTATTTAAAAATCCAAAAAATTTATCAAAAGGTTCAGCATCGTGATCCAATGTCAGCTTGTATTCGGTCATATAAGCCTGCACATTGGTTGAGTAGCTTTTTTTGCCGCCGTCTGCACGTATAGCATCAATTAATGCACTATCAAACACTGCATCATTAAATTGATAACTGTTTACAAATCTTGATAAGGGCAAAGTAATGTTCATTGTATTTCCACATTGCCTGCTAATACTATTCGTTCGCTGGCATCGCCAGGTTCAAATTTAGGCACACTGTGTCCCAACCAACTGGGAAACATGATCAATTGTCCAGTGGCGGGCATTATTTCATAACCAGTATTATCAAAAACCAAAGGAGCGCCTTGACCAGGATCAGCTTGTAAGTAATATACCCAACTGGTTCTACTGGGTCCGTGTGTATGGTAATCTGCCCAGTCGCCGGACTGATAAATTGCACCCCACATACTGCTGATACGAAAGCTGACAGTTTCAGATCCCTTATTATCACACAGCAGTTTGGTCCAAGAATCTTCCAAACTGGTTTTTAAAAAAGTAAAAAATCTGTTCTGCGGCACAGCATTATGATCAACTTCATAAAGATTCCATGTGACCAAGGCCTGTACGTTGCTGGGCCTTTGATTGCGCACAGCTTCCGCCCTAATTATCGCTATCAGTGCTTGTATGGTTTCTGAATCGTCAAACTGGTATGTGTTTATGAAACGACTGAGATCAAATGTGAGTTTTGATGCAGTGCTCATTGTAACTCTATGTTGCCCGCAATAACTATGCGTTCACTGCCCGACGCAGGATCGTACTTGGGCACATGATGCGTGAGCCAGCCTGGTGATATGATCAGCATACCAGTACTGGGCATCACTGTGTGTTCCACTTCGGGAAATATCAAGGGCGCACTCAGCGAATCATCTGCTTGCACATAGTACACAAAACTCATTTGACAAGGTGCATGACTGTGTGCTTCCGTGTAATCGTCCTTGCTGTATATTGCGCCCCAAATATTGGCAATTCTATATTTGAAAGGATCTTTGGTTACGCCCGCAAGATTTGCCACGCTGGCGCTTAATGACTCGTTGAGAAACTTAAAGAACGGATCCAGCAAGGCACTTTTGTGATCCATGGGCATACGCCAGTCAGTCATGTAGGCTTTGACCACAGTTTGTCTAGTGAGTTTGCCACCGTCTTCACGTATTAGTCTTATTAGCTCAGCATTGGTTTCTGGACCGTGAAATGTGTATGCGTTGATGAATTTTTCAAGCGGGAATTGTATTAAAGTCATATAGTCCGTCCAGATATGTGGTGATGTAAGGTAGCCATAAGGCCATGGTTTCTTTGCTGTAGTGTCCACGCGGCTGTCGTGGCCCCAAGCTGTCCATCAGTCTATACCAGTCTTCTGAGTTGTGCATGATGTTGGGCATACTGGAAAACAGGGGCAAACATTCAGGCGGAACCAAACTGACTGGCAATGCCTCCACGCACCAAAAGGCAAAATCTATGTGATGCCGGCGTAAAAATTCCTTTAGGGCAATGGTTTTGTACAGCCAGTCCGAATATCTGTGAGCATTCAAACTGAGCTGTTCAACCCATGAAGGCACTGCATCTTTCACATACTTGGGATAGTGCTGGTGGAATTCTCGGGCCACTTGTGCTGTGAGATTAAAACTCTGATCAGTGTCTCGAGGATTCCGAACCACGGTTCGATCCCAATGTGTGTACTGTATCAAGCACATGACATTGCGTTGGCCACCCTGTGCATAGTTGTGTCGTAGCACGTCGTAAATAATGTCTTGGAATATCTTATCGTTGCTGTTGCCGCACTCGCTGAGGTTCACAATTTGCTCAATGGCCAACTGTTCACCCAGCTGTTGTGCCCACGAATGTTTGACATTTTCAGGACTATCGCAGTCTCTTGGTATAACGCTTTCAGCGCCAAATGTATGGCTACAGCCCGTTGCAAGTAGTGTGTGGTATTTTTTTAGCATATGATATTTAACTTTTTAACTTGTGCGCTAAATATTTTATGGTCAACAGATATGAGTATTTGCCCGAACACACGGTGTTTGAATACACAGCACAAGCACCTTGGCCACGCATATACTCCGACTATCAACGAGATTGGGTCACTGCTGTGACAACACTGGAGCAATGGCTCAATCAATATGTGGGCAGTCATTGGAGCGAGTGGGCATACACCACTACACAACATCAGCAAACATGGGAAGCCTGTGTGGCATTCAGACGAGAACCAATGTGTACGCTGTTTTTACTACGTTGGAGTTAGAGGTGAAAATGCCCGTATCAAACGGGCATTGGCATTAACTTTGTGGTTCTACCCAGGGTGTGCCATCCACATGTGTTTCAACATCACGGAACAGATCAAGTTCAACTGCCTTGGCTGTGAACTGAGCAACACAGTCTGCGTCCAGTCCAGCTTGAGTCAGCATGGATCTATACAAGGCCGCCAATTCCTCAGGTGTCTTGGTGTGAAGCAGTTTGGGTGCGTGTACCTTGGCCAAGACTTTGTGTGCTGTTTGCTCGTGTTCCTTGCTGTGAATAGGAAGACTTTGCAAGGCGCCCACAAATTCAGAAGTACGCTGTCCTAATGTATAAGTTGTTGGTATCGGGTTCATTGTTTGGTGTATCCTTAATTATAAGTGTATTTATGCGATCCAAACTAAAAGGATCACCCTATATTTATAACTCGCGGAGCGCCGCGCAAATTTTCAAGAGCAACGCGAAGCGCAGATTTTTTACAGCTACGAAGTAGCGTAGCGTTAAAACGCGAATGAGCGTTACGGCTAGCTGTAGACCATTATGGTAAATACCATATGCGATTAATTTTAATTACGTTAATGACACTGGTGTGCATCACTGCGTCAGCTGAACCCAGAGTTCTGAAAAAGCCAGTGACTTGTGATGATAAGGATCGTGTGTTCACTGTGATAAGGGATGAATTCAAAGAAACGCCACAATGGTGGGGAGCAAGTCCTGAACAAGGCACGCAATTGGTATTGACTGTGAACCCAGTCACTGGCGCATGGACCATGATTGAATTTACCTCAACCACAGCATGTGTGTTGGCAGTGGGCGAACGGTCCAGTAGTGCATGGGGCACACCCATATGAGAGCAAAAGAATTTACCACAGAAGCAGTAGACCTAGTCAGCCCACCAGCACAATGGAGTTCGAGTCCACAATTTACCACAGCTAAATGGACAGACAAGACTGGAGCAAGAGTACAAACTGACTTTATTAAAACTGCACCCGGTGTAGTGGAATTGAGTTTTTCACGCAGTGATAAAAACGGTGCTCACACCATGGGACGTACTGACACAGCTAGAACTGGCGGCTCAGCTATATTTGGACAAGTAGCGGCCACACTGAAAGACTATCTAGCTAAGAATCCTGATGTTACGCATGTGACTTATAGAGCAGTTGACGATCCAGCACGTAGTAAACTGTATGCTAGGCTAGCAAAAATGTCTGGAGCATTGGGTTTGGAACAAGTTACAAAAACCAGCGATTTACCTGCACATATTCAACAACAGCAAAAAGCCGCACAAGTAGACAAGCTGAGTAGAAACACTATAGATAAAATACCCAGTGGCGTTGGTAAAAATACCAACACTTTGCCGCCTCCTCCAGCCAGCGTACAGATAGGTGCTGCCAAGCCAACTGATCAATTTGTACTAAAACGTCAAGCAGATGCGCAACTCAAAGTAGCGCAGGTGCCTAGAAGAATATCAGGCAATGAATATACTAACGTATACGGTGGTGGCAAAGAGCCTACAGCGTTTCAAAATCAACAGTACATAAAAGACTTACAAGCACAGTTGCAACGCTTTCCCAATGATGTTAACTTACAAGCTGAACTGGACAGCTTTATGAAAAAGGGTCCACAGTCCTAATTATTTTTCAGCGCAAAAAAAATTTAGGGAAGTACTTGAAGTTCCGGTGGGGTTAGTTAGTGATGTTTGCTATGGTGAATTAATGATTTTCACTATGTATTCTATGGGTCAAACCTGTTATACTGTGGATACATACTAGTGCATGACAAGTATGTTTAACCGTAATCAACAAGGAGAATGACCATGTGGACAACACCAACAGCAACTGATATGCGCTTTGGCTTTGAAGTTACTATGTACGTAATGAATCGCTAATAGTGTAATATATGTCAGGGCGGATCATCCGCCAAACAGGGTCCTAGCGGCCCTGTTTTTTTCTGCGCAAAAAAAATTTGGGAAGTACTTAGCGTTTTCACTGAGAGTAGAATTAGCCTATATGAGGGTGTAATCTATGTGTAATCTGTAAATACTTGTACACAGAACTAGAACTGTGAACAGGAGGTTGTTATGCGTATGACGTCAGAATACTTAGATCACAAACCTCACGCAGAGTTAATGCACTGTGAGAATCCACCAAACTGAGGATTAGTAACCTTCACTGTTGAACTACTATACGGGACATGCCCGCAACACTAGCCCTTCTGAGAGAGGGCTTTTTTATGTCCGAAATGGTCCTGCGTACCTGTAGAGGAACCGCGTAAAAAATTATAAAGAAGTACTTATAGATTTGGTGGGGTGATTTGGCACCTATGGGTGGTTGAAAAAGGCATGCGCTGTTGTAAAAATACAACAGTGTATATATTATATGCCCCGACCCCCCTCGCCAATTCTTTTCTTTTTCTCAACCTTCCCGAGACATTTTGTTTTCGATATTCAAATCAAAAAAAATCTAGGAACATGCCGGGAGCGAATCGGGCTTGCTGTTCCTAGATCCAAACACCTTGCCGTGTTGGCTTGGTGTTTCGGGACAGGCGTTCGGGAGCGAATCTACTAGCCTATCCTACTGCTACAGCTGACAGCTCTTAGTGGCTGCTTGCTGTACTGTACACTCGAGCCTTAGCGGCTGTTGCGCATACACGTTACCTCTGCTACTGCCCGCCACTTGTCCGGGAAGCCATGCTTCAAGTCCGCTACCTTAAGTACTGTACGCAAGCTCAGCTCACGTAGTCTACTAACGTTGGCCTTGACAAAGTCCACTACCTCCATAGCTTGGTAGGGTTCGAACTCATACTTGTCCAGCATACCGCACTCGTTAACCACTTGCTCAATGCGTAGGATCTTCTCACGCTCAGTGTCAATGGTAAGGTCCAAGTAGTGGCAACGTGACTCTAATGCTTCCAAGTGATCACGCAACTTCTTGCTTCGCACATGATCAAACTTGATGTTGGTAATGAAGATTGCACCGCCCTTGAACTCAAAGCTGTCTGGCACGCCTTCTCTGCGTAGCAAATGGCTGTCAGTGTTCCAGTGTATCATGCGCTTGGCACTGGTGTCCAATGCGGCTTTGAGAATGTTAAGACTCAAGTCATCCAACAGCACTGAATCACAGTCATCAAACACGATAATGTTCTTCTTGTCACTGTAGTGATACAGCTTTGAGTAGAGACCCAATGCTGACATTGCGCCCTTGACTACTTCGTACTTCTTCAGCTTCTCGTCCTGTGCCACATTAGCAAACACATCATGCTTTGCCAGCACTGACTCCACACCAAATGACTTGCCCACGCCCGGAGGACCTGTGACAATCATAGCACGTACCTTGCCCGACTTTACAGCACGAGTCATGTCGTCCAAAATCTCAAAACGATCTCTCAAACGTGTGAGGATCTCTTCATCTGTTTCATTTGAAAGATCTTTCTTCACAGCCTCTACCTCAAGCGTTTTGACTTCTGCTTGCAGGGCCATCAGCATCTTACTAGTTACGACTTTCGCCATTGTTCGCTCCTTTGCGTGTTAATTAATATTTACATTATAACAGACCCGGGAGGGTCTGTCATGTGATTTGGTTAATCTAAACGTGAGCCACTGTAGGCAGTTAAGCCAAGACCTTTTAGGTAAGTGGCGTAGGCATCCGCACCCGCTTCTTTGATGTCTATGTTCTGCACACCCAATTGGCCTGGATTCCAATAGCTGAGGCACTTGGGTTTGTAGTCCTTCTTGAACCCTGCCTTGATCAGCTCTTTGGCCTGCTTTGAATTGGTACGGTCCACGAACACGTCTACCCATGCAAAGCCGCAAGCATAGCCATCGCCACCAATTTTGGTGTACATGTCTGTTGATGCCTTGTTAGCTAGGCTAAGACCATTTACAATCTGTTCTGCTGTTACCATAATGTTTCGCTCCATTGTGTTGTGTAAGTATGTATTATAACTGGATTATACCCAGCTGTCAACCATCATAACGGGCTTCTTAAGCACTCGTTTTACAAAGTCCTCGGGCTCGTCGTCTGCACGTACTAGCACAAAGCCCATGCTCTCTACCAAGTCTACCTCGCAGACTTGGAGGTCTATGGCGGCTGCCTCAAAGGCAATGTTCATCTTGGTCAGTGCATACTTGACGCCTGCTTGGAAGGCCTCGTACTCGCCATCACCTGTGTCTTCAAAGTCAAACTCTGACTCCATAATGTGGGCGTACTCTTGGCCATCTGCAACGATGAACTTGTTTATCTTCTTCCAGTTGCTCTGCTTCTCACTGTCAAAGTGGTCACAGCATTCGTTAATGTCAAAACTGGCAAAACGGTCATAATTAATAGTAGTCATTTGGGTCGCTCTCTTGTGTGTAAGTGTTTATTATAAAGCCTTTTGGCTAGCCTGTCAACTGCTGTTAGCAGTCTGCGTCAAAGTCTGCCCACTCCTGAGCTTCGTCGGGTTGTCCATCATACTCGTCAAGATCCTCATCCTCGAGGATATCGTTGCTTCTCATCATGTCTGCCACGTCATCTTCTGACATGTAGCTGAGTGCCATCTCTGCAACGGCTTGGGCACTGATGACACCATCCGCCATCATGTCCAGTAGTCTAGTAGTTTGTGTACGCATTAGGTTCGCTCCTGTTTGCTGTTTAAGTGTTAATTATACTACCAAAGCGTGGGGTTGTCAACCAACTTGCGCTTGTTATAGGCTACTACGCCCTCTTCCACGCACAGGGCAATGCCCAGGATTGCCAGGAAGATCCACAGTTCCATAGTGATATAGAATGCATAGAGAATGTCCATCATACAGTTTCCTTTGCAAAGTAACGATATGGCAGGCCCACTAGGAAGCAAAGGTACTCGTCATCCCCGTTGGAGCCTTCAGCTTCATGGATCCAACGGAGTGCCATCTCACGATCCTTGGCACCCGTTTGGAGCAGGCTCAGCACCCGCATTTCAAAGTCATGTGACGCAATCTCTTCACGTACCAACTGAGCCTGATAGCTGGATTCAATTTCTTGGGCCAGGGTCACAAACTCCGCTTCGAAGTCTGACTCAGTCCAGCTGGAGGTGTCAATGCCACGTGGGCGGAAGCCGTATGCATCCTTATACATGTCCCAGAACTGGCAGGCATACTGCTCCAGTGTTGACATCTCTTCCCACGTTTTGAATGCTTCCATGTTGCGCTCCTTTGTGTGTCTGTATGTAAGTATTATACTAGTTTTGGGCTAGTCTGTCAAGCACACAGACTTTTCTACGTTTTCCACAGCACAAGCAAAGTCATATGAACTTAACTCACCTGACTTCCAGAGGGATATCAATACTTTGATTGCTTCGAGCTTTGCGTTTGCCGACATTTACTGCTCCTGTTTTGCTAGTGTATGTGTATATTATACAGCCAAAATCAATCCAAGTCAACCACCCATTGCAGGCATCCGTTGAAGTAGTTGTACTCAGCACGTAGGCTATCACCAGGAAAGAATGGGTTACTGACGATGGCGTAGGGTGCATCGTCATGATCCATTTTGAAGCTCTGCACGTCGACTTCTTTGAAGCCGCTGTCTGTGCCTAGACCTGAGTTGATAAAGTGTACTTGCATGGTTCGCTCCTTGCTGTGTTAGTGTGTTAATTATACTGCCAAATCAGTCGCCAGTCAACCGCATACGAAGCAGTTCGCCCAGGTTGGTAGTGCCAGTGGCTTCTTGTGCTCCTGACACACCCTCTACAAACAGGTCCACGCCTTCGCTGTAGTAGCCGTTGCTCTCACCCAACCAACGCACATCCACATAGCCCTTACGGGTAGCGAACTTGTAGAAGGTATAGGTATAGCTCTCGTAGTGCTCTTCGTCTGGCTCAGTAGCACCCCGGACTTCTTCAGCCACCAACAAAGGAGTGCCAACTAGGTCCTGGAGGTCACCCACGATGTCGTTGATGTCCACTGACTCGCAACAATCTTGCTGGTGAGCAAACATGAAACGTTCACCCTGTGCGGTTACGAACATCATCTCACCGCCGCCAACGGAGCCAGTAACCTGCACAAAAGTCTTGCCCAGCATCTGTGCCATGCCCTTTTGTGTGTTTACTATGTTTTCGTAATCCATTGTGTGCTCCGTGTTGTTTGTGTTCATGTGTTAATTATACTGCCTTTTGGTTAGGCAGTCAACCAATTAATCCCAGTTCTTTTTATCGCCAAAGCACTCATTGTACTCATAGCCTCTGTAGTACTCACGCATCTCTTGCAGAGTCAGTTCAGGTGCTTCGATACGGGGCTTGTTGCCAGTACCGTTGGGGTATTTGTGGGGCTGTTGTGATCGACCATAGTAGCTGTCTGCTGAGCCTCTATCAAATGGACCACCGTGTGTGGCATCGTATGTGATGCCCTGGAAAGTTACTGTGCGGGTTTGTTCTGCTATCATCTTCGCTCCTGTGTGTGTTTGTGTGTTAATTATACTGCCTTTTGTTTAGTCAGTCAACTCCGACTGATTCGTCGCGCCACACTCTAAATTGGCTAAAGCCTGTATATCCGCCCATGCTGTTCTTAGAGTTGACTTCACCAACATACACTAGATTCCTGCGGCATTGATCGTAAGCACTTGCCTTTGATACATTTCGAAATCGTGCGCTCCAAGGATCTTTAAGAATATACTTTACCTTTTCCTCTACTATATTCATTTCGCCGGCATTAATAGTTATCGGCTGTTTAGATTGGGTAGCACATTTTTCGTCTAGCCGTCTTTCTTTTTCTCTGTAGACTTCTCTTTCGGCTTCCCATTGAGCAATAAGGGCTTTAGCACGGGTTTGGTTAGCTAGCAATTTATCAGCTTCTTGTCGGGCGTAACTAGATGGGCCGCTAGCACATCCAACTAAGCTGATTGATATTAGGATTAAGATTAGTTTCAAGGTTCGCTCCTTATTGTCTATACTGCTAGTATAACATCAAATAAAGACCCTGTCAACCGAAAGGCTATTGGCCAGTCCTACTGGATTCGAACCAGTGGCCTACAGCTTAGAAGGCTGTTGCTCTATCCAACTGAGCTAAGGACTGAGTGTGGTGGGCCCCCCGTGAGTCGAACACGGCACCAATGGATTATGAGTCCACTGCTCTAACCAACATGAGCTAGGGGCCCGTAAATCTATTTAAACTCTTTAATCATCTCATAGTCGCCGTCTGATGTTTCTTGGTAAACGGTGACGTATGCCTTAGTCTCATTATGCACCCGTTGAGCCAGTGCCAATGCTTCTTTCTTTGAAGCGGTAGTATCAACAATTTCCTGATGGCCGAGATCGTCTTCGGACCACACTTCATACTGTTGCCAGTTCATGTCTCTCTTTCAGGTAAGAAAGCCCGAGGAAGATCTTCTAGCATGTTGTAGGCCTTATAGGGAACAACAAAGCAATATTGATCTAAGCTCGGGCCTTTGATTTAGAACGGTGTGTCTTCGTCTTCTGTAACCTTGGCAGTTGCCTTAACTGCTTTGGCTTTGACTGGAGCCTTGACTGGAGCAGCCTTAGCCTTGACAGCAGTCTTGGGAGTCTTGTCTTCAAGATACTCAGTGATGGTGGCTTGAGCCAACGCATCAGCAAAGTCTTCCATGCTCAAGATCATCTTGGCAGCTTCCAACTTGGTGACTGACTTCTCAAGATCAGCCAATCGAATGTCTTCGTGACCGTGTTTTGCCAACACCTTGATACGCATGATGTCATTGGCAAAGCGAACCTTGTACTCGCCATTCAATTTACTAATACCAGCAACGCTGAACAATTTATCTGTAGCCATTTTAAATACCTCTTCTGTGTGTGTTAAAAAATCTGCCTTGGAACCTATTTCCTCAGCATGTTTCAATTATACAACTATTTGGGTCAGTTGTCAACCGTTTTCTTCCTCTTTTGGCGAACCAAAGGAGCAGGAATCTTCTTTGATTTGAACTCCTTGTTCACATAGTAAGCAATCAAACTGCGTTGAATCATGGTGACCAAATCGCCGTGATCTTCTGGCACCACAAACCTAACCGGGCACTCACCCCAACTGTGGGTTTGCACAAATTGGTGATAATACCGCCTATGATCCTTGTTAGCAGGATCGAATACAGTCCAGGGTCTACCAAATAGTTCAAGTCTGCTCATTCTTAGTCACCCACTGACGAATCACTTCTTCCAAAGGTTTCCAATTGAATTCAGGCTGTTTGGGACGTATTCGTTCCTTCATTTTAGCATCATACTCTGTGTTTAGTTCTCGGTTGGTTTTCATTTCTGTTCCAGTTGTTGTTATTGTTAAAGTAATTATACTGCCTTTTTGGTAGGCAGTCAACCATTATTCTTCTTCGCTCTCTTCTTCAGAGGGTGGGTAGAATGCCACGCTGACGCCGTCAAAGCCCTGTAGGCTATCGACTTCATACTTGACGGGGCAGGATTCAAGCCATGTCCAAAAGTCCATTACTTGTTCTCCTCTTTCTTTAGGCCTTCTTCAACAGTGAATGAACCCGGTGTGCCAAACTCATGTGGAGTTTCGTCCTCTTCTTCACGGTTGTCTTCTTCCCATGTTTCCAAGTTCTCAACGATGCACATGCACTCGTCAACCTCTGGATTGATGGACTCTGCTACCTCGGCCGCACTCATGTCAGTATAGTCCATGTAGTCATCGCCGTTCTCATCAAAGAGACCGCAGAAGCACATGCCTGATTCCCAATATACCAACTTGACCCGGAAGCCCAAGTCCTGGAACTTCTCCATAGCGGCTATGGGTGGTGCCCAGGCTGAATCAAAGTTCATGCGGAGGTCAGTAGGGCTGTCCTGGCTTGCTTGATCGCCTTCGCCGCCCACATCCCACTTGGTGCCCCACTCATTCACGCAGTAGTCATACCAGTTGGCATAGCCGTGTGTGGCAATGTTACGGGCTGTGTCTTCTTCCAGTTTGATCTGCTCTGGATCTTCATCATTACCAACACGACCTGCCACTACATGCAGATCCTTGGGCACTGGGCAGAACTCTTCTAACAGTTTGCCTTCGTTGAAGGCCTTGCGGGCCCTAGTGATCATCTCAGGATCATCGTGTTCTAGTTCGAGATAGTTATTGCACCAATTAGGCATATTAGACTCCAGTGTGTAAAGGATTGCGTTTACGAAGGTGTGCCAAAGCGGCCTCTTTGCTGTCAAAGCGACCCGAGATGGGCGTTTGATGGCTACCACGCACAATGAACCAACCTGCTAACAGGCTATTGAAGATGACTTTCATCTTAGACTCCCATTTCGTAAAAGGTTACAGTAGGATCAATCGAAAGCAGTTCTTCTGCACAGCGAGTAAGGTAACGGAACTTCTGCTGAACCTGTGCACCACGCAACTCTCCGTCGCAGGTAAGGTTCTCTGGGCTGAGTTCCGAATCAATGCTGTTGGCAATGCTCTGGCGATCCCCCTTGGTCAACAGGCTCAAGGGCTTCTGATTAAAGACGCCACGCCATTTGTTCTTCTGATCCACATACTGCTCTAGTGTGCTGATGTTCATAAGTTTCGCTCCTTATTTGTTTGTGTAAGTGTATATTATAGCAAAGAACGGTTACTTCGTCAACCGGAACTTATCAATAACCTTTTTTGCTTCAAGGTTATCAGGGAGCATACCATCTTCAGCCATGCCCTTGCGATAAGTCTCAACCAGTTCCATCTTCATCATCTCCACGATGCTTTGGCACTCGGCCTTCTCCCGCTTGGGCAAGGTAGCGATGAATCGTTCCACATCACTCCACTCTTCAATAGCCCACATGATGTCAGCTAGAACCTTTTGGCGGGCATTGAGGCCCTCTAATTTGATCTCAACCATTGTCGCGTCCTTTATGTTTGGGTTGACGTTTGAACTTGATTTTGCTGGCCACTACCTTCTGTTTGAAAGGTGTGTTGGCACAGAACAGCACAATGTGTGCCCTGGTCTTGTGTGGTATTTTTACAACGATCTTCATAGTGTGCTCCTGTCTGTATAAGTGTATTATACAACCAAAAGCACGAGACGTCAACTGTTGATGGTGTCGTAGGGATTGAAGTCGTCTGCTTCTATTTCGTCCCATTCGGCCGCATCGGCTTTGGAATCGGATATGTTGGTAGCTTCAAGCCAATCGTACACCACACTCAAGGGACACCCAAGTTGAACAGCAATGCTCTTGGGACTGAAGCCCTCGATATACAGTTGCTCAATGTCGTATGCTAGTTCTGCCATTTTACTCATCAAAGGTCTCCTCACCCATTTCTGTTACTGTTTCTGTTGTAATGCCCAAGTCAATGATGCGGGCTGTTTGATCTTCATTGCTGACACCTTGGAAGGCTGTACGGAACGATTGATGCTCTGCTAGGAAGTCGTATACATCATATCGATCCCAGCTGTCAGGCACTTCAAGTTCTTGGTATAGCTCTGTGCGTACGATTACTTTCTTCATAGACCCTCCTCAGGTAGGTAAGCAATTAAGTTCTCACGGGGGACGAACATTAACAGTTCCTCTAGAGCTGTTAAGTCGCCTCCCTCTAAGTCTTGGGCAATTTGGTCCATCACCCTATCGATCAAGTCATGTTTGGCCACTGCTCGTTTGTATTGGAAGCCTGTCATGCGCAATCCTCTGCTTTGAGCTTGGCCAGTGCTGGGGCAAGTTTCTTCCAACGCCCGCCCGGCTTTTTAAAGTGCCATTCGCCTGACTGATAGTCATCTGACTTTTTGTATTTGAACACATACAAGTACTCGCACCAGCTGCCTTCGAAATAGTCCTGTGCCTTAGCCAGTGTAGGGAACACTTTGAACTCCTGTCCTGTCTCGCCTCTGTCACGTCCGTAGAACGTACACATATCTTTGGTTGCCGCTCTGAACGCTTCAACTTCTGCCTTAGGCAATTCATGTTCGCTAAAGGCGTGCTTGTCGCCAATCTCAGCTCGCAGGCTGCTCATGCCGCCCAGGGCTATGAGGTTGTTGACTTTGGCGCTGTTGCTGTAATGCTTGTTGAGGATAGAGCCGTTGTGCTCCAAGTAACCGTCCCAGTGGCAGTAGACTGCGCGGACGTCTTTGCTGTAGGGATTCTGTATAGCAATCATTGAACGTGTACCCATTTGCTTTGCTCCTTGTGTGTTTGTGTGTATGTATTATAACGCCTTTTGGGCACTCAGTCAATCACTACTACTCTGCGGACTTCATCTTTGTAGTCGCCCGTGTCTTCGTCGTAGCAGTCCTCTTCGTCCTGTACCAGCTTGTCCATGCGGTGGTACTCGCTGTATGCCACAATGCCTTCGTTCACACGGCTTGCTTTAGGGGCCACCTCTGTGCGCCAGTGGTCGCCATAGCAGTAGCTGAAGTGGACCTCAGCATCCTGATCCATGTACTTGAGGGATTCAATAAGTTCTTTGACTAGCATAGGTTCGCTCCTGTGTTTGTTTGTATAAGTGTATTATAACACGGTTTGGGTTACTCGTCAACCGCTTCCAATACCGCTAGGAAGTGGCTACCTTGTGCTACAGTAGCACCGCCTCTAAAAGGCCGCCACACTTCATCCACATCCCGCACCCTAGCAGTGATGCCCACACCCGCCAGTCGCTTGACGCAAGCGTCTGCGAACTTGCTTGCACTCATGCCGTGTGTGTAAAAGAAACCCCTACGTAGCACTATGTGGCCCGACTTGTTACGGCCGATGGTGTCCGCATAGCCTTCTAAGACTGGACGCACTTGTTTGACTGTTAGCATTGTTCGCTCCTTAAAATACAATTATACAATTAATCCACGTAGTAGTCAACTGCTTGCACTAGTGTGCTAAGTGCGCCCTCTACGTCTGCAAAACAATTTAGCTCTGCTAGTTGCTGGCCGTCACAGGTAGCCTCCGCCAGCATCTCTTCTACTTCCGCTAGTTTTGCAAGTATTGCGTCTCTCATCTTGTGCTCCTTTGTTACTATGTGTGTATTATAACGCACTTTAGCCAAAATGTCAACTGGGCCTAAACAAAGACCCGGTTGACAGTAGTGTTTAAATGTCTGCACACTCTACAAAAACTGCTTGCACATGTGCTGGCTCCAAACGCATAAGGCCCGCTATAAACACAGCCCCTACGTCACAGCTAACATAGTTGTCGCTTTGCATCCCCTGCTCGCTGTAATTAACGTCGTTTGCTTCCGCTTCCGTAAAGCCCACAGTTTGCAAGTAAACACGTAGCTCCTGCATAAACAATTTGTCTGTGTAAATTAAGCCCATTGTGCTTGTGTCCCAGCAATTTGCTGTGAGGTCGTCTGTTGCAAAGTGTATGCACAGCTCGCCAAAGTCCTTGTCGTTTGTAATGTATTGCAAGTCCAACGCCTCAACGTCTACAGCTTTTGCTGTACTACTCCAATAACCGTTGCCGTTTGTGTGCAATGTAAAAGTGTTTTCTAACATAGTTTCGCTCCTTTTGTTGCTGTAAAAACTAATTATAGCGCATTTTGGCAAAAGTGTCAAATGCGCTATGTATTAACCCTTATGCGGGCAGGGTCTCTAGTTCCGCTGTCTCTGTACGTGTTAGCACTGTGTAGCCCTGCTTCTCTAAGTATGCAATATATGTTGCATTTTTTTGTGCTTTTGCTTTTGCAACGGCGGCGGGCATGGCTCGGTCTATTGCGTTATGCAATGCACGTAAGCCCTTGCCATATTTTATATACGCATGTTGCGCGGGCCCGGAGATGCGGGTACCCCCGCCAAATACTATTGCATTTGCTTTGTCTTCTGCTACTTGCTGTATAAAACTGTTCCAACTCATTTTCGCTCCTACTTAAAAAACTAATTATAGCACACTTTGGCTAAAGTGTCAAAATGTGCTATGTATTAGTTTACTAATTTACTCTACAAATTCTACGCTGTTTGTGCGTAGTGTGCTGTAAACTGTAGGGAGCATTTTGGCTAAATCTGCTTGTAATGTTTTAGCACTAATGTCTCCGCTGACATAAGCGCATTTTGCTTGCGTAGGGAATGCATATACTATTTTCTCGTTACCCCATTTGTCTTTTTTAAACTGCTTGTGTGCGTTAAATGCTACGACGAGTTTGTATGTTTTTAAATTTTTGTTAAAAACGAGCTTTGCTTTAGCTATGCATTGTGTAAGCATTTTGATGTCCTTGTGTGTTTGTGTATGTGTTAATTATAACGCAGAAGTACCAAAACGTCAAGTCAAAGTGCTGAGACCATTTTGTCAACCAGGTCTTTTTTTTGGGACAAAGAGTGTTGCGTAAAAACAACACTCTCAATTGATAGTCCGGGAGGGTTTTGGGAAGTCTCACCCGGGTCGACTAGCAAGTTTTGTAAGGAGTTTATAACGCGATCAGCCTATAGCTGTCCCTACAGGATCGCACTTGACCCTATCCGCGATTTAAGGAGAGGAACCATTGTGCATCTATGTCTACCTATACGAACGTCTCGTATAGGCCTGCACGGTCATTACTCCTAGATTGTCCACCGCAATTCCAGCTTGCGCCTGTTTCATGCTCCTGGACTTGACCAGCGCCCGTCGGTACTGTCGTCATCCCAGTCGCCTAGTGGTCTAGGTAACCTCAATTCGTTTGCTTAGGCAGAGTCTACAAACTCTCTCCGTGTCCCTTGGTTCCAACCCTTTTTGCATTTCTGCTGGGTTCTTACATTCGAGGACCGCCTTGCTTTTTCTTTCTTCTTGTTTCTATTATAACGCCAATCAACTCTTTCGTCAACTGGTGCTATAATACCCTTTCAACTTGCTGGGTTAATAGTGATGCTTGGATCCCACATAGTTGAAGTCGTCCAGGGGATCAGCTTCAACCTTTGTCAGCATATTCGCTGGCACCCGCCACATACCCATGCCCGTGTCCACTGTGACATACTTGATGGCCACTTTGGTTACAAACCCACGTGTGAGCCTGCCTGTCTTGCTGGATGTGAACTCCACGTTATCGCCACGGCTGATCGAACGTTTGATCTGTCGGGCCAATTGTTCCTTGTTCCACTTGACTGCATCAATCATGCTACTCAACTCTACGTTGGTCCACTCTTGTAGCATGATAGCCTTGTTCACGTCTTGTATCGTTAACATCTTCGCTCCTTTTTTAAGTTGGTATACGTAGTATAAAGCCAATCATGTAGATTGTCAACAAGGCCCCATTAACCACAATTAATGAAAGCTCTTTCATGCGCACAGCCGCAACCAGCCAAGCTAGCGCACCCGCATTGAACAGGTAGATGTTGAGTGGGTCCACATCGATAGCTGTCATTAATGCGCCACCCACTGTAAGGATCGTCCCTACCCATTTAAACACTGTAGTCAGCATCACATGCTCCAATAAGATTCACAACTGGGTGAGCAATAGTTGGGCGTATCAAACCGTTCCCAGTACTCACCGCCACCCATCATGTTGGTCCGCTTGACCATAGTCTCGTGAATTTCATAACGGAACCCCGCACCCGTCCGCCAGGTATGCTTGACAGTATGCTCCAGCATAGACAGATTGTCAGTTTCATAGTCCTTGTACAGTACTTCGCGCTCACCTGTCTTTTTGCGCTTGTCTGCCTTGTATACGATTACAGTGTAGGTCATTGTGCAAATACCTCTTTGTTCAAAATTTCGTCTTCCACAATCTTGTGGCAAGCGTTCAGTGTCAGTTGCATTACCAAATACAACTGGGCTTTGGTCTCTGCTGGGAAGCCATCAATTTGGTTGGCAATCTGATCCAGGGTGGGCGTAGCAAACAATCCGCTACGGGGAATTGGGTTTTTAACTATATCATACATAAGTTCGCTCCTTTGTGTGTCTATGTTAGTATTATAACGTCTTAAGCTGACTCAGTCAACCGTATAACGAAGCCACTGTAGTCCTTCTTTGCACGACCCTTGGCCTTCAAACCAAGCATAATGCCTTTGGGGTCCAAAAAGCGCAAGTCTGTTTCGTCTGCACTCGGTACGCCCTCTGGGATCTTATCGTAGACAGCAACCACTGACATACCTTGTAGCAGGGCTTCTGCCACATCACTGTCGTTGCCGTCCGCTTTGGAGAACGTCAAGTGATAGTTTTCGATATGCTTGACCTTGCGTCCAAGTACTTTGGTGTAGTCGTAGAACTGAATGCCAGCGAACACGTCAAACACGTTCTTGCCTTCAGTCATCTCATACTTCTCCCAGCTCAAGTCGCTAGTACCATTCAAACGGAACACTGGCTCCAATCCCAGCTTGTTGGCTAAACGAATACCCTTTTTAATGTCTTGCATCAAATCGAACATAAAGCCCGCACGGTCATCGTAGAAATAATTAGTCTTGCGGATGCGGGCTTTCTGTATGACATTGGTAGTCTCGCCACGTTTGAACATACCACCACGCCCTGCGGTGTTGAGGCAAGCGGCGATGCATCCTTTAGTGGCTTTTGGGCAAGTATTGTGCCCGCTAAGGGTGCTTGGTGCAAGGTGTAAGATGAATGATAGGTAGCCAAGCTTCGTGCCCTTTTGGATTTTGGGGTTTGCAGTACTAAGCAATTTAAACATGGTTCGCTCCTTGTTTGTTAGTGTATGCCATAATTATAGCAGGAATCAAAGACCCAGTCAACCTGTGGGTTATTGATATTGATCGTTTAGTGTAGGGCCAAGCTCTTTGACTAAGGATCGTTCGTATGCATAAGCTTCAGCACGACCCCTAATCACAGTGATCACACGGTGCTCCCAAGTCATGTCCAGGCCACCCGACTTCAAGTAGATGTACAAGGCCCACAGTCTGTTTTCGTTGCGGGCTCTGCTGATGTGCTTTCTCCAGCGTTCTTTCACAGCCTTTGTGACTGTAGTGCTTCCCTTGCGGGTCAAGCCAATGTAGTTCTCTCCACGTTCCGAAACGGCTTCGTAGATGATGTAGTTGGAGTCTTTGCGGGCAGTGCGTTTTGTTTTCATCATAGTGTATTATAGCGCAGAAGTGGGAGAGAGTCAACCAAAAGATCCGCACTCGCGGTGTTGTATTTTCACAACACTAGGGAAAGACCCGGTTGACGTCATGGCTTATTTGACGTATAATATAAGCATCGTTCGAACATAGTGGGGGTGGACGGCGACTGCGGGCGATGGGATCTAAGTTAGTTGGCACTAACTAACCTGAACGGTGACGACTTTTGGTGTTGTTTTTATGCAACCAAAAAAGAAAACCCGCTTGACAATGCGGGTTTTGGTTGGGCAGGGCCCGGCCCCTTTTTGTGCTTTAGATTGAACTGGACCGCCTACACACAATGGGAGTCCACAGTTCTTTTTCCATCTCTGATTCCTCTGTCCATGCTATGTGATATTCATAGCCCTTTAATGGTTCTAGTAGATAATCACTTGCGTCTATGTTATTATCCATTGGGAATATTTCAAAGTCACATGAACGGTCATTGTGTTTGAAGCATATTAGTTTATCATCTGTTTGACTTATATACGCTTGATGAGTAGGAAAACGTATTTGTGCTATACCTCTTGCCATTGTACACCTCCGGTCTTGACATAGTATTTAACCGTGAACACTATTTTTCACCGTGCTAGATAGTAGTATATAGTGTATATACAGTTGAGCTACTGTCAGTCTAGTGTGAGTAGACTACTCCCATCTTGCGTGTAGAGCTATACAGTGAGGTCACTGGTCTGGAAAAGTGCTGAAAAGTGTGATATTGTGTGACAAAGTGCAACAGAATATAGGTTTCGGTTCAGAACCGTGGCGGGCTATGGTGGGCTTAGGGTAGAAAAAATTGGTTGACTGAGAGGCTGACAGGCATAGTTTTAATGGTTACTCACATATTCCCCCATAATCACGCACCTTCACAGCGGGGTCTTTTGTGTATAGTGTACGTACACATGCCTACTCGTATACGTCCGGCCAAGCGAAGCGTTCATAGTCAATATACGCATACCTCACAGCGGGGCCTTTTGCTATATACACTATGCGCTTATACTGTTATGACTCATACACCACAGATCCAGATGTCATGGATCACATGTGCTATTGTGCTTACTCATACTCAGCACTGCCCCTGGGCATACGCTACTACATACGGGAAGACCGATTGAGTCTAGCGTTGTTGGCAGACACATTATTAGTTCCCCGACCCAAATTAGACTATATTATGTAGAACATCACAGCGGGGTCTATTATAAGATCAGTGCTACTAACATGCCCACGCCAAAAGACATCATACACACGTATATCAATGCCAGTGTATAGTATAGATCATCTGCCAGTATAGTCCGTAACCATTGCTTCATAGTCTAGTACCATACATGTATGCATATGAACGCTATCAATAACACTAAGACTATCCAATTGGCGGAGTTATACATTAGAATCGATTCCTATTATACGTAGTGCTTATGTCACGAACTTCACAATAATAAGTGCCTTTTTCAATCACGCGAACTGCATCACAATCGGCCGAAACCAGTGTGCTAGACGCATGATCCGTTAAGCTCTTATCAGTTGCTATGTAAGTTACTCCATTGGCCACAGTATATACAGCACAACCCATCAGCATTTTAGCCAAAGCCAATATGATGATCAGTATTATGAATCTAGCCCAGGTCATTGTAGTCTCACCGTGATATCCAGTATCAGTAACATCAGTAACACAAACATGGCAATATGGGTCGAGTTCATATGCATAGTATACAGGACTTCAACGCACTAGTCAAGGTGTTTGGTTATGTTTAATTGTCCACGCCCAAAGCTAGTCGAGGCCCTGCATTGACTAGCGCATGGAGATACTGGGCTTATAACTACCAGTGCTCAAAATTTTTTCGCAGCCGCTTCGCGGGTTGTTACTCTACGGTGGGGTAGAATCTCTGGAGAAATGCTTCAAGATGGCAGTGGTATTGACGGTCGTTTAATATGTCTCTATAACGTGCCCACTCCACAAGATCTTCTGTGTATGTGCTGAGTAATTCAAATTCTTGGTGATCTGCGCTTAGCCAATATTTGCTGAGTTTCCGTGTTAACATTGGGGTCCTTATATCATACTGTTGGGATCTGCTTGCTCGATTTCATCCAGCTTTTCCCAAACGAACTTGAGCATGTGCTTGCCCACAGCTGGGTCCATGGTCATTAACAGGGTTATTCTGCTCAGCAGTGCGCCCGCCACTTCATGTGGTTGGCAGTGTTGGTACTCTAACAACACAGCATCCAATTGGTTTATCAACGTGTCCAGTTCCGTATCAGTCATGTGCGTCATAGCATCCTTATGAGTCCAATGGTGTCGATTGCGGTAAGCAGGCAGTAATTAGCCAGCATACCAAAGGAACGACGACTATAAGCGCACCAAGCGTATATAGCACAACCTGCAATCCAAATGGGGTACAGGATGAGAAGAGGAGGATTAGGCACGGTTGTGGCCATAGTGATAGAACAGCCAATAGATATAGCCCAAGCAAGGCTCTCCAAACAAAAACGAGTTCGATTACTTTTGTAGTCACTGTGTATCCAATCTATAGTGGGTTTAAATATGTTGTTATCAAGCATACAGTAATTATACAGGCTTTTCGAAGGGTATGCAAGAAGTGAATAGCCATAAAAATAGGAACTTGCGTTCCCAGCTGATTACTTGTCCTATTATACGCCATCAGCACGGCGAGATACTGGCTTGTTAAGCTGTTCGTTGCTCAGGCTCCTCAAATGCTGTTATTTCTGCACCCTGGTCATCCAACCCACCTTCTGGAAAAGGCCATGTGGCGCGGGCAATATGCACTTGTTCTGATACGTCTTCATATTCGTCATTTTCTTCTTCAGCTGATTCAAAATCTTCATCGCTTGCTGTGGACACAATGGACAACATGACTTTGTCATATGCTGACAATTCGTCAATTAGATCTTTTACGTGTTGTAAAACTTCTAAACCGTTGTATGCATCATCATCCAATTCTAAAAAAACATTTAACCCATGTACTGTCATTTCAAGTTTCATTTTGAGCTCCTTGTGGTTAGTGTGCTTGTGGCACATGACTATTTAACCGATAACCGATTACAGAGATTTTACAGATACCAGATTGTCACGGAATATGTGCCAAGCTTCTTCCCAAGTCCAACGGCCACTGCCTTCCCAAACTCTGCCACGATCCAACATTTGTGCGTCCAGCACTGCCTGCTTTAAGTCGTCATTCATACAGCCAGTTACACCCTCATCTATCACATCCAGGGGTCCTTGGCAAGGGTAGGCCGCAACTGGTGTACCACAGGCCATGGCTTCAATCATAACAATACCAAATGTTTCCCACTGGCTGGGAAACACAAACACATCAGCATTGGCATAGTATTGGGCTAGGCTTGGTCCTGTTTTGAATCCGGTGAATATCACATCAGGGTAGGCTTTTTGATAAGTGTCCAACATGGGTCCATCACCCACCATGATTTTGGTAGCCCCAGGGTAGATCAATTCAAAGAAAGCTTCCAAGTTCTTTTCCCGGCTGACCCTACTGACGCACAACAGTATGGGACGACCCGCCACAGTGCTGGCACGGTGTGCTGGGTGAAACACATCACGATCCACCCCACGGGTCCAGGGTATGACTTCGCCTCCAAAGCCATGTGACTTCAGCTCTGTCACCATGCTGGGTGTTGTGGTCAATACTTTGCCACTGTGCTTGTGGAACCAACGTACAAATCGCCATGTGAGCGACTCAGGTATGCCAAACAGTTTCTTCAGCCCTTCAGGAAATTTAGTATGATAAGCGGTATTGTGGCGAATATTGCCCAGTGAAAGATATGCTCTAGCCCACAGACCAAGAGGACCCTCTGTGGCGATATGGATATAATCCGGAGATATCTCCTCAATCTTCTTGCCCAAGTTGCGCG